TGTAGTAAACACATTTGATTGGAGTATCTTTTTTTTCTACATCCATATAGCTAATAAAAATAAAATAAACATACCTATAAAGTATTTCATTGGATGTTCTTTAATTTTTGTTTCAAAATCAAAATACATTTTTTTTATTTTATCCATTTGACAATCCTCCTTAGACTTTTTTCGTTCTATAAGTTCCGCCTCTTTTTTTGTAAGTTCTTACAAGATAGGCATTAGCATAAGCACTAGGATAAACTTTAAACTTTCTTTTAGTTTCAGCTTTTACCCTACTATATAATGCTTTATTAGTTGGAACAGATTTTGTTTTAGCCATTATTTTTTTTTACCTTTCTTAGCTGCTATAATTTTCTTTTTAAGAAACTCTGGTAAATTTTTCTGTTTACCTTTTAAAATGTTGTTTTTATTTTTCTTGTTGTTTTTGTTATTCATCTTCTTCATTGTTTTCCTCTATGTTGTAAAATTGTTTATCGCTATCTTCAGTTTGCCAAAAATCACATTCTACTGATTGATACTCCATATTCAATTCATAATCTGGGATTTCATTTTTCACTGTGTAATTAGGAAGATGAAATAAAATTTTATTGTTAGGCATCAAAGCAAAGTTACCTCTCCAATCATTTGTATCATCTATCTCTAGAACATGATGAAATTTATGTTCCTTAGATATTTCTGAAAAAGTAGTATCAACCATGTTTTGGTCTGGACTACAATAATCAATTGTAAATAAATAGTTGCAATTTACGAAATTCTTTTTTCTGTTTATAAACTTACATTTAGATGTTCCTAGTAAAGTAAAAGAAATCACTTGATGATGATAGGCAAAACTATCCCAATAAGATATGTCTTTCAAAGTAACATCTTTTACTTCTTTTCTTTCATAATCAGGTTGAAAAAACGCTGTTATGGGTAATCTTGTATAAAAAGCTCCATTAGGCAATAAAATGCTAAAAAGGGGTGTTCTACCCTCTAAAGTGGTAACTGCATGAATAATGCAGTCCTCTGCCTCTCCATGATGCCTTTTATTACCGTAAAGATACTCAAGCCGGACTTTGGCCGTTATCGGTGGTATATTGCTTGTTGTGTTCATTATGTTTTTCCTTTCTTAAATATTTATCAAAACATGCTCCATTTTTAGTGTCATGACAAAAATGAAGTTTATTTGCGGTTACAATCCAACCGCCCATAGTATTTAGTAACTCTTTACCACAATAATCACAATAACCACAAATGATTTCTTTAACAGCAGATTTATTCCAGGTTTTTCTTTTCATTAACAATTCCACTTTCTTAATGCTTTGTTAATTCTAGAATTGGGATCTCTGGCAGTTTTAGCTGATGTTAATTTTTTTTTCATGCCTAACATTCTTGCACAAAAAGATTTTTTTCTGGCTTTCTCAGTTTTTGTTAAACCTGTTTTTTTTGTTACAGCCATTTTTAATTTAGATCCTGGATTTTCCCTTCTGTATTTTGCAACTCCTTTTCTTGTTAATCCACCTGATCTAGATTTATGAACTCCTATTTTATATCCTTTCATTTATTTTACCTCCATAAAAACTTTTGTTTTATTATTAATACATTTTAATTTAATTACTGGTTTTTGTTTATTTACAAATTCGTCTCCCAATCTATCTATTACTTCTAATGATTGGATATGTGAATCAATCAGACAATTTGAATAAGTTTCATATTTTTTTTTATTTTCAAAAACAGGTGAGCAATTACCATCAATTATGAAACACATTTGCATAATTAAAATAAATTTCATTTAATTTTTTTTATAGATAAAATTTTATTATCAGGCGAAAGTGTAGCTAATACTTTAGAACACATAAAAGTAGCATTAGAATTTCTTGTACTAATTCTACGTTTATTTAAACATTCATGAACACTTTTCATATAAGTATATTCCATTAATTTTTGTGGTTCTCCAACAAACATTAAAAGTGCTATAACTTCAACCATTTTTTTTATGTTTTAACTCCTCAACATCTTTTTGTAATTTTTCTATTTTTTTTTCTGCTTCTCTTAATAAGACTTTAGTATGTATATTATCATCTAATTGTTTTTGATGCTTATCTATTATACTTGCATTATGCTCTATAAGCATTAGCATTTCTAAATTCTTGGGTGTCTGTTCTGCTTTTTTGAGTAGATCAGCAGATTGTAATTGATCTTGTGTTTCTAATTTATTTAATCTCTCTAATACACCAAAGTATGCCCAAGTGCCTACAGATATAGCAGCAATAATACCAATCATATTTTTTATTGGCATTGCTACTGATGTCTTATCACTTATCTCCATCTTTTTTTCCATAGAACTTTTCTCTCCTTTTGTCTGCTTCTATTTCTGCTAACCATTTTTTGGTGTTTAGATCATCTTTATTTTTTGATACAAAACTCTTGTCCATATAATCAATGAATAAAAATAAAAAACAAAGAAAGATTAAAGCATCAATCATTTTTATATTCCTGTAATTTATTCTTTTGTAGCATCTTCTAATTTAATTAATGACCTTTTTATTATGTTATCTTTTTCTTGTATTATTTTTCTTAATTCTTCGTTCTCTTTTTTCAACAATTGAATTTGATATCTATATTCAACGGTTATTTCGTTTACTTTATTTTTGCTCACTTTTTGCACTTTTCATAAAATTATGTAAAAAAAAACCCTCTCAGATGCCCCAGAATTAACAATTTAAGGCCTCTAGGCATGTAGGATACCCCCTATTTTTTGAATATACTTGAAATCTTAATACCAAAACTAGCAGCGACAATAGCCCCAAAAATATAAAATATTTCAGAAGGTAATGCAGCTAATACTTTTGCCCAATTTAAAAATCTTTCGGTTTGTCCAAATAAAGGTAATGCAAATATAGCTAAAAAATAAATTAAAATTAAATCATCTTTATATCCTGAATTTTCTATTTGTGCTTTCCTGACAACTTTACTTTCTTCTATCTCTGCCACTTGTCTGTTTTCTCTTTTTTGCAAGTGTGTTGAAAGTGCTTTTGTTGTATGACTAATTAATGTCTTGCCTATTAAATTCCATATCATGTTGCGTTATTCCTCATTTTAATTGCCATTCTGTTTGCTCTTGAAGGAGTTTGTACTGCCCATTTAGAATTACACATTTCATGTGCTGCCAAAACATAGTCAGGTATTTGTAAAGCTAAAAACATTCTTTTAAATTTAGCAGTGCCATATTTACCCATTTGATAACACATTTCTATAATAACATCTTTTGCATCATCTTTTATAGTAAATCCGTCTAATAATTCTTCTGCTCCTTCTAATGCTTTTTTAAAATCTTTTTCAAATAATTTATCCCAACCCTCTTTATCGTTAGGAACTATTTCACCAGGAATAATTTTATGACCATAACCACCAGTCATAAAGCCTTCCTTAACTAACACACCATTAGCATCTTTATATTCTAATTGATAGGGTGCATTAGAAAAACCCTCATGTTTTTTTATTTCTTCTTTAAGTTTTTCGTATCTTGACATTTGCAGTATTTTTTTTTTTTTTATAGCCTTTGCCAACATTGATTACTTAACCAACAAGCAAAGCGGTCTAATATTCTCCAAAATTTATCGTATATTTTTTTTTGCATTTTTCTTCTCCTTTTCTAAAATTACCTTCCACTGGTCTGGTGATGGAAAATAACCAAGAATTTCTTTAAATAGTTTTTTATATGTGCCATCTTCAAATTTTTGTTTTTCTGTTTTTTCTTTTTTTAAATCTATAATCATTAATTCAACACCAAGTTTTTTTTGTTTTTCATTAAGACATCTTTTAATTTCATAATTACTTTTTTTTCTAAATGATTTTGTTTTAACGTCAATTAATTTAATTTTTTTTTTATTTGGGTCTACTGCAATTAAATCAAATAATGCTTGAGGTTCTACGCTTTTAGCAACTATATAACCTTTTTTAAGTAATTTAATAACAGCAAAATATTCTGCAATTGATCCTATAACTGATTTACTTAATTTACTAATAATTGTCTTATTAGATTGAATATCTGCGTCAGCCCAATTGTAACTAATAACCATAATATTTTATAAATCTGATTTACCTTTTGATCTAAATGCACAAGGTGATTAGTTTTAATAGTTTCAATACTTTGTTTAATTAATTTTATTTCGCCTTGT